TTTAAATACTTCATACCCATTATCCCATAGCCAAGTCACAGCATAGTATTCTGCCATGTCTCCTTTTCTACTTGGGGACTTTTCATTAATGCGTTTCACTCCAGTTCCTCCCTATTTTAAACTCACCATCTAAAGGACATCTCATTTCAAAGTGATCTCCTGCTTCACGCAGACTATCAACAGCAAGTTGTCCGGCTTTACTAGCCACATCTGTAGCTACTTCTATCTGCCACTCATCGTGGATGTTAGCTACAAACTTAAATGGTATGCCTGTTAGTTTTAATTTACCTTCTAAAATCTCTAATCCTTTCTTCATTACAATAGCACCACCACCCTGTAGTAAACTATTTAATGCAGCATGTTCATGTCGTATGTAAATCTTACGACCATCTATTCCTTTGAGGAATCCTCGTTTAGCTGCTCGTTGTACTTTTTCTTTAAGAGTTTTAAATGTGGGAAGATTATCGAGAAAGCGTTCTTTAAGTTCTTTACCTTGCTTTCTTGTACCTCCAACCACACTCCCAATCTTTTCATCTCCTGCTCCGTATACAAGGGCATAGATGAAAGTCTTTGCTGTATCTCTTGATTCAAGTCCTGCAAGTTTTTGGTTAGTTGTGTGTATATCTCCGTTGACCACTTCATTTATGTACTCCTTATCATTCATATAGTGTGCTAACATTCTAAGTTCTAACCCTGAAGCATCAACTCCAAGTAGAACATTACCTTCGTCTACAATCCAACAAGCTCTGCATTCCATACCAAAGGGACTGTATACTGCCGGTACTTGAGCTAAGTTAGGATGGTTGTGAGACATACGACCAGTGATAGTTCCGTTAGGAATCACTGAGCCATGTACCCTACCATCTTCTTCCAATGCATTCAACCATGATTGTACTTGAGCTATACGCTTCTGATACAACAGGAAGTCTGCAATAAGTTTAGCTTCATGAATGTGAGTAATCTTTTTGAGAGTACCCTCATCAACAATAGGCTGACCTGTAGGTGTAAATCTTTTAGGTATCCAACCCACCTCAATGAGATGCTCACCTATTTGTTTACGACTACCTAAGTTAAATTCTTTTAACTCTTGTCGCATGAATGGCTTGTAATTCTTTTGTGTCATACAAGTGTCATACTCTTCGGTTGTTAATCCAGACTTAGATAACTCACCGTCTTTCTTAAACTTAGGTACAACTAATTTAACATCAACCATTCTAGGTTTAAAGGTACGCTGTACCTCATCAGTTACCTCATACATCTTAGCTTTTAAATCAGCCAGTAATGTAGTAGCCTGTCGTTCATCAAACTTGAACCCGTTGTTTTCTTGATCAGATATAATCCTAGCAACTCTATGTTCAAGAGCAATAGACTCATCACTAAACCCACGCTGCTCTTGTAGTAAAGCATAGTAAACTAATTCATTTAGCTTAACATCATTACCACAGTACTCAAGCATCTGAGGTGTGTACTCGTTAAAGTCTACAGGTTGTTCTTGTTTAGCAAAGCCAACACGATAACCCCACACCTTTAAGCTATGTCCGTTCTCACGGATGGGCTTGAAAAGTCTAGACATCACAAGAGTATCTTCTATATTTTTATTATAGAGATCAACCCCTGTTAGTTTTTTAATAACATCTAAATCAAATCGTAAGATGTTGTGTCCGATTAAGGTATCAGCTTGTTTAAGAAACTCAATACCCTCATCAATTTTGTGAGGTGGGAACTCATGTAAAGCTCCACCTACTTCTTTGGCTACAATACAATGTAGCTTGGTTGGTTTAAGACCATCACATTCTATGTCAAATATTATCTTAGAATTCTGTACTGTCAAAAGTTTCCTCCTCTGATAACTCAAAGAGTCTACCAGTTTCATTGTTGTATCTTAGACTACATGCTAATCCTGTATCACCAGTGTACCTTGATTTAAGGACACGGACTTTCGTAGTGTTAGCTTCGTCTTCATTCTCTGCTTGTTGGTTTCGTTCTAAAGCAATCACACAATCAGATAACTGTGCTATACCTGCCGAACCTTTAAGGTGTGATAGAGATACTTCGATTCCCTGCTCATGTCCTTTATCACCGGATGCTCTACGCAAATGGGATACTAAGATCATACCAACGCCTGTCTCTTCAACAAGACTACGCAATCTATTCATGAGTGAATCAATACCTCGTCTCTCATCACCTTCACCCATTACATTTACTAGCATATGGAGATGGTCTACTACAACCCACTTACATTCACAGCCTACGATTATATATCTTAGCTTAGAAAATATCTCATCAATGTCTGTTGCACCTAAGTGAGCATGTATAAACACTCGACCTTTAGGTATGACTCTATCAAAGAGAGTAGTTAGTTGTTCTTCAGTGTATTGATCTCGTCTCTCGTTAAGATACACTCGGTCATTCGCTTCAATGGATATGATACCATCAGCAGTTCGTAACCAATTCTCTTCAAGAGCAACGATACCTACATTGTCTTCAGTATTTTTAATGAGCCAATGTTCTAACTCACGAGTCACACTAGACTTACCTAGTCCTGTGCCACCTGTTAGAGTTACCAGTTCACCTTGTCGCATACCATATAGTTTTTTATTAAGACCTTCCCAAGGGTAGGCAATACTTTCTTTAGTCTCTCGGTGTAACCACTCAGATTTCTGAGCTGATAAGTCCATGATACCTGAAGGTGTGTATGTTCTAGCTTCCCACCATGATGACATAAAAGCTTGAAACTTCTTTTGTCTGAGCATGTCGTTAGCATCTTTACAACCTGTAGGTAGTGAGACTATCTTAGCTTTTCCGGGCTTTAGTATACGGGCAACCTTCTGAGCTGCTTCTATACCTGCCTTGTCATTGTCAAAACATATTACTATATTCTCAAATGATTCAATGAACTCAATGCTCTCTCGGATATCTTTAACAGCACCGGATGCACCACGCTTTAACGAGACACATGCCCACTTAGACTGCATCAATTCATAAGCAGCCATAGCATCACACTCACCTTCTACAATCGTAAGGTACTTGCCACCAGTATTACGGAACAACTGTTCCCCAAATAAACCAGTGCCTTCATATGTACCTGCAAATGAAAAGTTCTTGTTGTCTACATACCTTGTCTTTGTACCAACAACTTCGTTGCCGTTAAAGAAAGGGTAGATATGTTGTGTTACTTTATTGTCTGCACTTACAACTCTTCGTACACCAAACTTCTTAGCTGTCTCTTCAGAAATACATCTGTCTGTAAGAGCACCATAGCTACCATTGTATGTGTTAAGAAAAGTGTTGCTAACTTTAGGTGTTGCTTGTGTATCCACAACCCTACCTTCAGAAGCATTTAGATAATTAGGGAAGTGTGCTTCACAGCTAAAGCAATGAGCAGACTTGTCCTCGTTCATTGACACAGGGTCAGAGCCACCACATGAAGGGCAGGGTAACTTGTGTTTTATAAATTTACTTTGTTCTTGCATTCTATCTCCTTTAAAAAAGTGGCTAGGCTTTTACACCTAGCCGGTTTGTTAGTCAGAAGTTTCTTCAGAAGATTCCTCCTCTGTTTCTACTTCTTCTGCTTCTACTATAGCTTCATCGCATCCTTTCAATAGTTCTTCCAAACCAGTTCTATGGGTACGACTTGCAAAGTCTAAGGCTTCAATGATAACTTGTAGGTTACCAACTTTTTGCACAATCACAGTAGCTTCTTGCTTAACCTGTTCATCTGCTATATTGTTGATGTCAAACGCTGTTGTTTGATCATCATTAGTAATGCTAACTATCATTAGAATTCCTCTCCATCGGATAAGAATTCTTCACCATCAGCACCTTTGTAAGGCACAAGATCGGTGATCATTACTGCTTGTAGGTCAAGCCCTGTATAAGGACCAAACTTACCTTCACCACTGTACTCATTGAACTGGACTTTAATCTTCGATCCATTTCCTACAGCAGTTGTTACATCTTGCTTCGATGCATCCATCAAACGAGGTGCAGGTCTAACCATTCCGTTAGGACCATTTACTTTTCGTTTAAGTATAACAGCAGGACCTTCATCCATCTGTTTAATTTTGTGTCCACGAGATGCAAAATCGTTTGCTGTCTCATCATCAACCACTAGGTTGACTGTGTACACTGGTTCAAATGTCGTATTGGGTGTAGTAATACTAGCCCAGTACGCTGTTCCTTCTAATATAGCCATATAAATTCCTCCTTTATAGCTTTGTTATCAATTCAAAAGAGTTTTGAGTAACTACTCTCGGAGTTATAATCTTAATTACATCACACCATTCTCTGTATTGGAGATAGAGGGTTGAATGATAATGATTACTCATAAAGATATAGATTGTATCAGAGTTATCCTCTAATGTCAAGCAGTATTTCTTCCATTGTTATGACAGGGTTATTAAATAAAGTTATAATAAATTTGTCTCCTTCTTTCTTACTCTCATAAGAAACATTATTCTTATAGAACTCATTGTAGTTGTCAGCTACATACTGTTCAAATTGTTTAAGCTCTGCTCTGTCAAAGATAGCTGTCTCTCCGGCAGCTTCCATTCGTTCGTACATGTAATTCATTTTACTTTCCTGTAATAATTGTTAGGGTATACACCATCATCTTCAATGTTTAACAAACTTTTAATGTTCCTAAACATATCATCTATCCTATGAAGTTCTGCGACTGACATACTACCATACTCAAACATACTACTTATGCCCCATTTCATATCGTTACAACAACTGAGAATTAAATCAACATCTCTTTGTTCAACTTTAATTGTTACTATTTTATTTTTCATTTATAATCCTTCCTTGTATTGTTTGTAAAATCCATCGCACCAATCTGACTTGTGTTTTGTATAGCCAACAGCGTTAAAGTTTATTAATTGTAATACAATTATTATTAATATGTATGCCAAATGTTTAGTCCATCCCATAATATTCCTCCAAATTTTTCTTTCGTTTATCATTAAATTCTGTAACTCGTTTGCCTGAAGAGTAAACTATTGTTTGCTCTACCCAAGTTCCATTATCAAATCTTGTTTCAATAGATGTTATCTCTTTCTTTTTTTCTTGTTCAGCTAACAAAGCTTTTTGTGTCTGAACATCATCACTATATTGTGTCATTAGCTTTACTCCTTGCTTCATGTATAGCCACTAACGCATCCCATTTATAATACTGTTTTGTTTTATAATCCCAGTAATTTCCTTCGTTAAGTTGTTTTCTTCTTTCAACTTGATGGTCTGTATGTAACTGATGTGGTAGAATC